GACGCTCAGGGCTTCACAGTTACATTTAACGATGGTAAACGCAGACACTACAAATATACTAAGACAGGTTCAAAAGTAACTTCGTTAGAGCCAACAGATCCATTAGTAGATCCAAATGCCCCTAAAAGAGGTCGTGGTCGTCCTACAAAAGAAGGTGAAGAAGTAGAAGAAGGAGATAACATTTATCATCCTTGTACTAAATCATTTACACACGAACGATTTGGTGAAGGTACTGTAATACACGGTGAACATACACTAGCTGAAGACGGTACAGTTACACACTACGATGCAGAATTTGTTAAAGAAGACGGTACTAGGTATGTTGTTAAAAACATTCCAGTTGCTAATATGAAAGGTTCTGTACAAGTTGAACACAGCCATCCGGCTAAGAAAAAGAAAATGGAAGGCACTGAAGAACAACCAGCAGTATTAGATACAGCATTTATTAAAATGGAATCAGCAGAAACAGATCCGTTAACAGCAATGTTTGAAGCAAAACTAAATGAGTCAGTAGAAACAGAAGAAGTTGCTGAAAGTTTACAAGTTGTACAAAGCATTGGCGATGATGATCAAGAAACAGTAAGTGTAAATGCAGTTGGTAAACATACTGATATGCTTAAACAGTTATTAAACTTGTCAGGACAACGTTCTGATGGTTATGATGAATATCAAGGTCAAGAACAAGAAGTACCTGTTGAAGAAGAAAGAGACATTCAGCATGCTAATACACCGCACGAACAAGTAACAGATGTTGACACACAGTTAAACAAAATGGCAGGTGGCGTAAACGGTCCTAAACCAAAGTCAGCCGCTAAGTCAAATAGTAATGCGTTATACAACGAATCAATTACTGATGAAAAAATGATGGAATTATACAAGGCCTATAAAGGTAGTGAATAATGAAATCATTAGACGAGTATCTTAGGGAAACTGCCAGACGGCAAGTAAATCCAGTAACAGGCGATCAGGTTGATTTTATTATCAACCAAGATACTGTCATTGAGTCCTTAGTTCTCGAACACGACGATAAAAGCATCACCCTCCACTTAGACGAAGAATGTCAAACAATGTTAGAACATTGTGGCTGTGAATTTACAGGCGTAAAATTCTTTGATGTGTTTGATGAAGCAGAATACAAAGGTCGTGAAGTTAAATTAAATGATCCAATTCGTACTTCAGAAAATCCTAAGAAAAAATTCAAAGTATATGTTAAAGACCCTAAAACAAAGAATGTAAAAATTATTCGTTTTGGTGATCCAAACTTATCTATTAAAAGAGATGATCCTAAAAGACGTAAGAGCTTTCGGGCCAGACACGGTTGCGACACACCTAAAGGTAAAGACAAGACTACTGCTCGTCACTGGTCGTGTTATCAATGGCGCAAAGGTGCTAAGGTAAACAACTAATGCGTGCTAACGAATTTTTAACAGAAAAGAAACGTGGCAAAATAGATAGCCGTCATAAACAAGCAACTCCGGGTGCCTACACCAATGATGCTGATAGATATTATGGATTATATCGTATGAGTATGTTTATGGCACGTGCACCAGGCAATGATGATAATATAGATGTAGATTCGGTTGCGAATCAGGCATACATTGGTGCATACACTGATGTAGATAAACAGAAAATAGATGCGGCACACAAAGCATTAGGTATAAAAACAAAAACACAAGCCAGAGGACCTAGCGAAGAGATGCCTGACACAAACACACAGTCACCAATAACCGGTGCTAAGTGGCAAAGGAAGAAATAATGGATAATTGTCGATCATGTGGATGTGGTTGCCATTGTGGACAGAGCTGTACAGATTGTTGGGAATGTTCAGACTGTGCATGTCAAGCCTGCGAACCAAAAGTACAAACAGATGATGAGGGTTTCCCTTATCCAACATCAGACGATTAACATAAGGATTTATAAAATGAAAACAACAGACTTTATAACAAAAAAACAATTAGTTACAGACGACACAATTGATAGAGAAGACCGACCATTACCAGATGTAAACCCTGTAGATGTAGAGATTACTGCAACGTTACTTACATCATATGATTCTGAGGGCTATAAAACTATTGGGGAATTACGGAACGCTATAAAAGCGGATCTGGTCCAGGAGCAACCTCAATTAAGCAATGGATGGGCCGTTACTGTCTATATACAAGGTGAAGACGATTAATTATGTATGAATACGCAGTAACAATTAAAAGAGTAGTAGATGGTGACACAGTTGATGTAGACATTGATCTAGGCTTTGGTGTAGTAATGGTTAAAGAGAGAGTACGCATTATGGGTATTGACACTCCAGAATCAAGAACAAGAGACCTAGTAGAAAAGAAATTTGGGCTTGCGGCTAAACAACAACTGAAAGACATACTAGGTAAAAAAGCAATTCTTAAATGTCAGAAGTATGATGCTAAAGGAAAGTTTGGTCGTATCTTAGGTGACTTTAGTACTGAAGATGGACGCATGGTTACTGACATTTTAATAGAAACAGGACACGCTGTTGCTTACTTTGGTGGCTCAAAAGACGAAATACAAGCAAAGCACCTAGTCAACAGAGAAAAACTACTACGTGAAGGCGTAGTAACACTTTAAGGTAAAATAATATTATGGCACTTACACTATCAACTTCTGCTCCAGATCAATCAGCTTTGGTTAGACCAACTGACCAATATGATCCAAATGGGATTGCACATGCTACAAATGTTGGCACACCAGCTGATACTAAAGCAGATAGAGCAACAGCTAAATTAGCATACGCTAAGTTTGTTCAGGACGTTAAATTTGCAACAGCAGTCGGTGACAGTGCTGGCCCTACTGAGTTCCCTGTATCAGGGTCTGGAATTGCATACGCTGACGACTAATCCTTAGTAATACGCCTCGGACGGTATTGAGTCCAACCAAACTATACAACGTTACTACGAAGCTTAAAACCACCCTTTTGACTGCCGTATAATTAATTTATAGACTGTATTAACTGTGCATAATCATAATAAATTAACCCACCATCTATAATTACCAATAAGTAATTACAACAAATAATCATTAGGAAACACCCAATGTTTGATGCAATAAAATTAAAACTATATTACGACCATGCCCTGAATACTATTAAAGATGAAGGCGAAGACACAGTTATTCAAGAAGTTACAGGTCAAGTAGTTGACAGCTTCATTGTTCCGTTAAAACTAAAAAAGACTGCTAAAATACTAGACATTGGTTCTGGTGTTGGTTATTTCAGTGATCATATGAAAGATTTAGGTTACACTGATATTACAAGTACTACTTGGACTGAGGGTGATGCAACAGCATTAGAGAAAAAAGGACATAAGTATATCAGAACTGATATTAATTTTATTAAAGAACCTGATAGTTCTTATGATTTTATTTTTTGTCGTCACTCGCTAGAACACAGCCCGTTTCCTTATTTTGCTCTATTAGAATATAACAGACTGCTTAAAAAAGGCGGGAAGATGTATGTAGAAATGCCAGATCCTAAAGGACCTCGGGGAGTAGAAACTTGGCCCCAACACTATACTGTACTAGGAGAAGTTGCTCTACAAAGTTTAATAGCAAGAGCAGGGTTTAAAATAGAATGGTATCGTAATGCACAAATTGGTGTAACTAACAACGAAACTAAGAAAGTAGATCAAGAAACATATAACTGTATATTAGCAAATAAAATAGGCAACATCGAAGTTAAATAATAGTATGGATATTAATGATTTAAAAAGACTAGCAGGAGTTACTGATCAACACGGTAATTCAATGGGCGAGAACATAAGTCACACTGCATCTGAAAAATCTGCATATCAAAGTAAACATAATGTACGACCTGGTACTGAAGAATGGTTCAAGTTGTGGTTTTCACAACCTCACCTAACAGGCGAGAACCCAATGCCCAAAGGCAAGTAATGAAACAGTTATACAATAAAAAACCTAAAAGATTATTTACATTTGGGTGTAGTTTTACTAAATTTTGGCAATGGGGAACTTGGGCAAACATATTAGCATATGATCTAGATATTCCTTTTTATAATTTAGGAAGAGGAGGAGCTGGAAACGCTTTCATTTCTAATCGAATAACTCAAGCAGACAGTATCTACAAATTTACCAAAGATGATCTAGTGTTAGTGTGTTGGTCAACATATGCTAGAGAAGATAGATGGTTAGAAAAAGGTTGGGTAGGCCACGGAAATATACATAATGATAATACGTACCCTAAGGAGTTTGTAATGAATTTTTGCTCGGATGAACATTTTCTATTAAGAGATATGTCACTGATCAATCTTGTTGATGGTTATTTAGAAAGTAAAACAAATCATCACATGTTTAGTATTGATAGACTAATACCGTATGGGTTAGAACATTTTATGAAAAAACAGCAAGCAATCTTTCTTAAGATTAAAACAAGTTATGCAGATGCAATATATGGTGGTAATTTAAGAAATGCTAACACACCTGATGACAAAGATTTAATATCTACACAAGTAGACAATCATCCTACACTGCTACACCACTTAACTTATTTGCAAACTATATTTGATAATCCTGTAAGCAAACAAACACAAGAACATGTTAAGAAAACATACAATGACTGGAAAGAGTGGACGCTAGACGGCAATATTCCCGAGCACGAAGATGAAATACCTAAACAATTTTATATTAAACAGTCAGCCACTCTCTCAGAGGAAATTGTATAATGGCGGCCAAGTCATTAGATGGCGTTCTTATTAAGAAAGCTCATAAGAAGTCTACATACACTCAAGAACAAATAAATGAATTTGCACAATGTGCTGACCCGGTTAACGGTGCAAAGTATTTTATGCAAAACTTTTTCCATATACAACACCCTACGCTAGGTGGTATACAATACCACCCGTTTGAATATCAGAGTCGCCTAATAGATGTGTACCACAACTATCGTTATTCAATATCGATGATGCCAAGACAAACCGGCAAGAGTACATCGGCCGCCGGTTATTTGTTATGGTATGCTATGTTTGTTCCGGATTCAACAATACTGGTTGCCGCACACAAATATGCAGGTGCCCAAGAGATTATGCAACGTGTTAGGTATGCTTATGAAGCATGTCCAGATCATATCAGGGCTGGTGCAGTTAGTTACAACAAAGGTAGTATAGAATTTGATAACGGTAGTCGTATAGTAGCACAAACAACAACAGAAAACACCGGTCGTGGTATGAGTATATCAATGCTATACTGTGATGAGTTTGCTTTTGTACGCCCTACTATTGCTCGTGAGTTTTGGACTTCAATATCTCCTACACTAGCAACTGGAGGTAAAGCAATTATAACATCAACACCTAATTCAGACGAAGATCAATTTGCATTGTTATGGAAAGGTGCCAACAAAACAGAAGATACACACGGAAATGAAACTAAACTTGGTATCAACGGATTCAAATCATTTCGCAGTTATTGGAAAGAACATCCGGATAGAGATGACAAATGGGCAGACGAAGAACGTGCTAAACTAGGTGACGAACGTTTTAGACGAGAAATGGATTGTGAATTTATCATCAATGATGAAACACTGATAGCACCAATACATTTAATGGGATTAGAAGGCGAGGAACCCTCTGAAAGAACAGGACAAGTACGTTGGTTTGGTACTGTACACCCTGATCATTTATATGTAGTTTCCTGGGATCCAAGTTTGGGTACAGGTGGCGACTATGCGGCCATGGAAGTATTTGATGCTACAACAATGTCACAGATAGCTGAATGGAAACACAATAAAACTACAATACCTGAACAAGTTAGAATCTTTGCTGAAATGATCAAAGTGTTAGAAGAGAAGGTTGGTGAACAAAACAATATCTATTACTCAGTAGAGAACAATACTATTGGTGAGGCCGCATTAATATCTATTGCAGATTACGGAGAAGATAATATTAAAGGTGTGTTCTTAAGTGAAGACAAGAAAGCTGGAGTAGGTCGTCGATATCGTAAAGGATTTAACACAACAAATAAAAGCAAGTTGGCAGCCTGTAGTAAATTTAAAACTTTACTAGAACAAAATCGATTAACAGTTAAATCAAAACCGTTGATCAGTGAGCTTAAAAACTTTGTTGCAAGTGGTACTGGTTATGCGGCTAAACCTGGAGAACACGACGATTTAGTTATGGCTACAGTGCTAGCAGTCAGAATGCTACAACAAATACAGAATTACCACAAGAGTATTGGGGAGTCAATGACAGACCACAGCGACAACAAAATTGACCCGATGCCGTTTATAATGTTTTAAGATAAATACTGACATGATATCCACACAAGACATTAACCAAAATTTATTCGATCTCTTAACTACTAAGAATTTTGAACTAGTAACCAGAGACAATAAAGGAAAAGAAACTGCAAATCCAAAAGAAGCAGAACTGTTTAGCTTTGACTACACTGTTGATGATACTAACTACGGTACTGTTGTAGTTACTATTACCGGCGACGGTAGTTTAGAAGTATTTTACGGTGACTCGCTTGGCAAAGGTATGGAGTTAGACCACAAATCTGAATGGTACGATTTCCTTTATCAACTAAGACACTTTGCTAGACGAAATATGTTAGGATTTGATTTAAAAAATATGAATAAACTAAAATATGCAATGCAGTCAAGAAGCCAAGTAGAAGAATCTAAATACTATGGTTACAAGAATACAAGTTATACTAAACCTACTAAAGAAGCAAAACTTAAAATAGTACACTCAAAACCAATTGACGAAGAAGCAGGTGATCAACGTTATAGAAATATAAAAGCTCTATATGTTGAAAATGCAGACGGAGAACGTTTTAAGTTACCCTTTACAAAATTGTTTGCTGGTCGTGCAATGGCCCGCCACGTAAGCGAAGGTGGATCACCACATGATCACTTTGGTCAATACATTTGTGAATTAGTATCTGATATTGGAGTACTAGCTAACTTTGTAAGAGCAAGCAGAGGAAAAGAGTTTACAGATGCAGGTACAAGTGTAATGGCAGAAGCAGGTGTTAGACATTATGCTGATCTTAAAAAGAAAGTAAAACGAATGATAGGCCGTAGAGGATATAAAGAACAATTTGATTCATTTGACCCTACACAAACAGAGGAACATGTTGAAATTACAGATCAATTACGTGACATGTTTACAGAAACATTACTAGATACTAGGATAGAAGAAGCTATTCCGGTACTAAATAGACTTGAATCAAGGAACTCAGTTATGAAAGAAATTACAGAATTTAACGATTGGGCAGAAGGTATTGCTACACCTGAGGACGCAACGTGTCCAGATTGTGTACAAGACCCATGTATATGTACTAACGATTTAGAAGAAGGATTTGATCCTGATGAATTTGACGGTGAAATTACTGTCGGTGACGGTGAAGAAGTTTATTATCATGCTGAAGTAGATAAAGAACAAAACACTGTACATGTAACTAAATGTTCAGATGAACAATATGCTGATGAATGTCAAGCAGATGCTGAAGCAGAGTGGGACGCAAGAGACGCTGACGTACCAGCGTATGAAGGCGAAGAAATTGACGAAGGCAAAATGAAAGAACTACATTATGACTTGGAAAATGCCTCAGACGAAGAGTTTGAAGCAACATGGAAATCTAAAAAGTCAGACTGGAGTGAAGTTAAAACACCAGGACTAGCAAAAGACCCAAGCAAACCAGCATACATTAGCAAAATGAAAAAACATGATAAAAACGAGCGTCCAAGTGATTGGGCATCAGCAATGGCATCCGAGGATAAAGACATGGAAGTATATGAAGGCCCTACTAGAAAAGACTTTCAAATGGTAGCAGACTTACTAAAAGCAAATCCAGATCAGGCTAAGAAAAAAGAGTTAGCTAATCACCATGCTGATATGTTTGCTAAACAGAATCCACGCTTTGATAAAGAAAGATTCCTTAAAGCGGCTGGGATTGAAGAAGGTAATGACTTTACTGAAAAATTAGCTCAAGCAAGACAACGAGGTGAAGCAGAATTTGAAGTAGATGGTAAAACGTACAAAGTACAAGAAGATGAATTAAAAGCAATACTCAGGTTGGCTAGATAGTTCCTTAAAAAAGAACTGTAGAAGAGGAGCATACCGTATATAAGTTATGCTCTTTTTTTACGACTTTGGTAAAATATACCAACATAACTGTTGCAATGCTAAATAAAGTATCATATAATGTAACTGTTGTATGATTTATACACATTAAAAACTAAACATTATGGCACATTTAAGGAGAAATACATTATGGCATCTTTAGCAGATATTCGAGCTAAACTCACGCAAGCAGAAGCAAGAACTTCAAATAACTCACATGGTGGCGGTGATAACGCTATCTATCCACACTGGAATATCAATGAGGGCTCAACAGCTACTTTAAGATTTTTACCAGATTCAGATCCAAACAATTCATTCTTTTGGGTAGAACGTAACATGATTCGTTTACCGTTTAACGGTGTTAAAGGTGAAATGGACACTAAACAGATCCAAGTTCAAATTCCATGTATTGAAATGTGGGGTGAATCATGCCCAATTCTAGCAGAAGTTAGAACTTGGTTTAAGGATCAATCACTAGAAGAAATGGGACGTAAGTATTGGAAAAAACGTTCTTATATTTTCCAAGGCTATGTAAGAGAAAATCCATTAGACGGTGATACTACACCTGATAATCCAATCCGTAGATTTGTAATGAGTCCGCAGATTTTTAACATTATTAAAACAGCGTTAATGGATCCAGAAATGGAAGAACTACCAACAGACTACTTACGTGGTATTGATTTCCGTGTTGTTAAAACACAAAAAGGTGGATATGCTGACTATACAACGTCAACATGGGCACGTAAAGAAACTGCACTAACAGAAGTAGAACAAGCGGCTATTGAAACACATGGCTTACATAATTTAAATGACTATCTTCCTAAGAAACCAAGCGAAGTTGAACTTAAAGTTATGAAAGAAATGTTTGAAGCATCAGTAGATGGTAGACCATATGATTTAGAAAAATGGGGTGCATATTTCCGTCCATACGGAATGCAGGCTCCAGCATCAAGCGGGTCGTCAGAAGCATTTAGCACACCACAAGCAACTCCAGCAGTAGCAGTGGTGGCCACAGCAGAAGTAACA